TCCCAACTATCAATTTGTGGCAGCACGACTGCTTCTGTTTGGTCTTTACAAGCAGGTCTTTGGTCCTGATTGGAAGCATGGATTTCCTGATTTGAACAGTCATCTTGCTGAGGGTGCTGAGAAAGGAATTTATGACAAGGAACTCTTTAATAAATATTCTCAGGAAGAATGGAATAGAATTAATTCGTTTATTGATCATCATCGTGACTACCTATTCACTTATGCTGGTCTACGCCAGGTCGTTGATAAGTATTTGGTACAGGATAGAAGCTCATCGACAATCTACGAAACACCACAGTACGCATACATTTTAGTTGCGGCGACAATCTTCGCAGAATACCCAAAAGAAACTAGACTCGATTATGTCCAGAGATACTACAACGCAATCTCAAAGCACAAAATCAATGTTCCCACACCTATCCTGGCGGGAGTGCGAACTCCACTTCGACAATTTGCTAGCTGTGTGCTTATTGACAGCGATGACACCCTCGATAGTATCTTTAGTAGCGATATGGCTATTGGCAGATATGTTGCACAAAGGGCGGGAATCGGTATCAACGCAGGTAGAATCCGTTCAATCAACAGTAAAATCCGAGGCGGAGAAGTGGCGCACACAGGCGTTATCCCTTTCCTCAAAAAGTTTGAAGCAACTGTCCGTTGCTGCACACAAAATGGCATCCGAGGTGGATCAGCGACTGTACACTTCCCGATCTGGCACAAAGAAATAGAAGATATTATTGTTCTTAAGAACAACAAAGGTACTGAGGACAACCGTGTTCGTAAATTAGATTACTCTATTCAAATCAGCAAACTATTCTATGAACGATTCATCAAAGATGAAGAGATCTCACTCTTCTCTCCCCACGATGTTCCTGGTCTGTCTGATGCTTTTGGTCTTGCTGGATTTGACGAGCTTTATTTGGTTTATGAACGAGATCAGTCTATTCCAAGAAAGACTGTCCGAGCTCAAGAACTCATTCTGGACCTCCTGAAGGAGAGAGCAGAGACTGGTCGTGTTTATATCATGAACATTGACCACTGTAATGAGCACTCCTCGTTCAAGGATAAAGTTTGGATGAGTAACCTCTGTCAGGAGATTACCCTTCCCACCAAACCACTTCAGCATATCGATGATCCTGATGGTGAGATTGCTCTGTGTATTCTCTCTGCTATCAATGTGGGTAAGATTCATAAACTTTCTGAACTGGAAGAACTCTGTGATCTTTCTGTTCGCGGTCTTGAGGAATTGATTGATTATCAAAAATACCCTGTAACCGCCGCAGAACGGTCTACAAAGGCGAGGAGATCTCTTGGTATTGGTTTCATCGGTCTGGCACATTACCTCGCTAGAATCGGCGCTAAGTACAGTGATCCATATGCTCTAACTGAAGTACATAAACTGACTGAAGCATTTCAGTATTTCCTTCTGAAATCTTCTAATCAGGTTGCTAAAGAGAAGGGTGCCTGTGAATACTTTAATCGCACTAAGTATTCTGATGGCATTCTACCGATTGATACATACAAGAAGGATGTTGACGAACTTGTAGCAAACGCATACTTCTATGATTGGGAATCTCTTAGAGCATCTATCTTGGAGCACGGTCTCCGACACAGCACACTGTCCGCACAGATGCCTTCAGAGAGCAGTTCCGTTGTGTCAAACGCAACTAATGGAATCGAACCTCCTAGAGCATACCTGTCCATTAAGAAATCGAAGAAGGGTGTCCTTAAGCAAATTGTACCTCAGTACCAAACTCTTAAGAACAATTACACTCTTCTTTGGGACATGCCTGACAATACTGGTTATATCAATATTGTTGCTGTGATGCAAAAGTTCTTTGACCAGGCAATCTCTGGTAACTGGAGTTATAATCCTGAGAACTATCCTGATAATGAAGTTCCAGTGTCAGTCATGGCGAGAGACTTCCTGAATACTTTCAAGTACGGTTGGAAGACTTCTTATTATCAGAATACATATGATATCAAAACTGATGAATATCAGGAGGATAAAAAGAAATCACTGGAAGATTTAGTAAACAGCATTTTAAGTTCATCTAAGGAGGAAGAAGTCTGTGACAGCTGCTCAATTTAAATTAAGTACAGACAGTGCCGTTAAAGGCATGACGGTTTTTAACAAACAGAAAGTTAATACCAAGAAGCAACCAATGTTTTTTGGTGCTCCTCTTGGTATTCAGCGTTACGATTCTTATAAGTACCCAGTATTTGATAAACTGACTCAAACACAACTGGGATATTTCTGGAGACCTGAAGAGGTTTCCCTCCAAAAGGATCGCGCAGACTATCAAACTCTTCGTCCTGAGCAGAAGCACATCTTTACTTCTAACCTGAAGTATCAGATTATGCTTGATTCTGTACAAGGTCGTGCCCCTGGCATGGCATTTATTCCATACTGCTCACTGCCTGAGTTGGAAGCATGTATGGAAGTGTGGGGATTCATGGAGATGATTCACAGTCGCTCCTACACTCACATTATTAAGAATGTTTACTCGGATCCTAGCGAAGTCCTTGACACTATTCTTGACGACGCTATGATTCTATCACGCGCTGAGACAGTAACCTCTGCCTATAATGATTTCATTAACCATGCTCAAACTTATGGTAGTGGTAAGCAATGGGAACATGCCCTTGAGGGTGTACCTGCTGCTCAGGGAGATCTTTACGAACTCAAGCGTAAGTTGTATCGCGCCGTAATGAATGTCAACATCCTCGAAGGAATCAGATTCTATGTCTCGTTCGCCTGCTCATTTGCTTTTGGAGAGCTTAAGGTTATGGAGGGATCCGCTAAAATTATCTCTCTCATCGCAAGAGATGAAAACCAACATCTTGTTCTTACGCAAAACATTATCAATAAATGGCGCGAAGGAGATGACCCAGACATGGTTAAAATCGCTGAAGAAGAACGAGAGTGGGTCTACCAAGCGTTCGAATCAGCAGTAAATGAAGAGCGTACCTGGGCAGACTATCTGTTCAAGGATGGTTCGATGATCGGTCTCAATGCTAAACTCCTCAATCAGTATGTTGAGTGGGTTGCTAACCGTCGCATGAAGGCGATTGGACTGAAACCAATCTACGATGTTGCTGCTAAGAATAATCCTCTGCCCTGGACTGAGCACTGGATTTCTTCTAAGGGTCTTCAGGTTGCTCCTCAAGAAACTGAGGTAGAATCATATGTAGTTGGTGGTATTAAACAAGATGTCAAAGCAAACACCTTCGCAGGATTTCAACTATAAGTTTGAACACCACTGGGGTGGTGAAGATAACTGGTATACCAAGGGTAAGAGATGGGCGTTTGGACAAAAGTTTCCATTCAACCATCTCGCCCTTGGCATCATAGAATGGTTGTGGAAACACTGGGTTGATGGTAAAGTTGAGATGGAGATGGCATCCATCGACAGACAAGTAAAACACATGGGGGACATTTGGGACAAGGAAGATGAGCAACGAGCACATAAAGCAGAGGTCGTGGAAGAGGGATTATTTGGAGAGGAAGGCTGGTCTATCGGCATTTCAAATTCAGTTGTTGAAAGAAGGTCCGAGCAAACTGACGGACGCATGGGCTCTGGGAGCAATGAGAAAGGATTGGGAGGACAACTTCCAGACCCGTGGGATGACCCATTAATGTAATCTATAAATACCTCCAGTGATGGGGGTATTTTTTTATGAAAGCGCAATCTGCCAAAGCAAAAGGTAGAAGATTACAACAATGGGTGCGAGAAAAACTTATAGAATGTTTAAGTATTCATCCTGAAGATATTGAATCTCGTAGCATGGGCGCTGGTGGAGAAGATCTCATCATGGCAAGAGCTGCTCGTCAGAAGTTTCCTCATAGTATTGAATGTAAGAATGTAGAAAAATTAAACATTTGGGATTCATATGAGCAAGCGAAAGCGAACAGTGGTGACTATGAACCAATCGTCGTTATTAAAAAGAATGGCAAAAAACCCTTGGTAGTAGTTGACGCTGAGTATTACATCCAAATGTTTAATAAAGAACTATGAAACACCAATTTTTACTTTCGTTGGCATTTATTGCCAACTTGGCATTTCCATTGTCATTACAGGCAAAACCTAAAGTAGGTTACTATACAATGGATGCTACAGGGTGCATGATCCTCAGAGAATGTACCGATAATGTACGAAGAATCAACAGTATCGAAGATATTAAAAAGAATTATCCTGATAGCAATTTTGAGTTTGTTGGTGAAGAGTTTAACTCAATGTTGGTATCCCTTAATAAGGTCGGAGTTATGGTTTTTCTAGGAGATGAAAAGTATTTCCCTCCTGGACATCGTGGTGTATACCATACTGTAAGCAATAACTTCTTTCTGAATGAAAGATTTATGCATCGTCCTAATGTCCTCATGACTGTGATGCGTCATGAAGGTTGGCATGCAGCACAAGATTGTATGGCAGGTTCTATTAAGAATTCTATGATTGCTATCATCAAACCAGAGGAGGATGTTCCTCAAGTCTGGAGAGATATTGTAGAGAAAACTTATCCCAAGTCTGCTGTGCCCTGGGAAGCAGAAGCAAAATGGGCTGGTATGACTCAGGGCATGACTGCTAAAGCACTCGCTGCTTGTGCTGCTGGTAACATGTGGGAAGTTTATAAACCCACGCCATTGACCGAAAAATGGTTGAAGGAAAACAAATATATTAAGTAAACTATAAATAGAAGAGCCTAATTATGGCTCATCATGCCCGAAGAAGTAAAAGAAACTCCTAAAGAGGAAGAAAAGAAGAAAGGTCCCTTCTCTAAACTAAGGGAAGCTGCTACTGATCATGAAGGTCAGTTAGAAGCGATCAGCACAATGGTTAGACTTGGTATTCTTATCTGGTCTGGTGGTATTCTTACCCTCGCATACATTAAGTTGCCTGCTGCCCTTGGAATCCCTGAGCAGAAACTTGATCCTACTTTCATCGCATCGGTCTTCACTGGCGTTTTAGCTACGTTCGGGGTCCAGACGGCGAAGAAGTCTGGTGATGGAACAATGAAGATGGGTGGCGGTGGTGTCTCCAAGGCAGATCTAGAGAAACTGATTGCCGCAGCAGCACAGACAGCACCTGCTCAGACTATTCGTATCGAACAAGCACCTATTCAAATTGCCACCGCACCTAAGAAGGACGGTGAGCCACCTGTAATGCCTACGGTATAGATCAATGTTATTAGTAACTATGTTTATTATTGGTCATATGGAAATCGGTGGTGGTTATTGCCGCACTGATATGTTGATGTATGAAAATTCTATTACAATGGAATATCCATGTGAGTATTATTCAGAACTTCTTGAATTAGATAAAGAAATTCAGAAGTTATATCCAGAGGTTTAAAATGCAAAAACTAATCAACGTCATCGCCCTTCTGTCTGGTCTCACATCTGCTGCCCTTATTGGTGGTAGCGCATATGTGCTACTCAACAAAGATGCTCTCATTGAGAGTGCCAAAGAAGCAGCAATCAAACAGGTTACATCATCTGTAACTGAAGCACTCCCTGGTATGATCAGTGGTGCTATGCCAAAACTTCCTGGTTCTACTGGACCAGCTCTGCCAACAACTACAGGTCCTGCCCTGCCATTTCAATGAATAGAATAATTAAATGGACTGCTATTGGCGTGGGTATTGCCCACATCGGTGTGCTGGGACATTTAATTAGTTATATTTCGAGACCTCAATATCCTGCGATTAATTTTCCTAAAGGAGAATATTCATCTTATCAAATTGAGGCTACTAAGGATGGTTATCGCATCCAGTATAGGGCGAATGATCCCAGAGTTTTAGAATCCGAAAAATCTTTACAACATGCTAAAGATAAGAGGGGTCTTTTTGGTGGCAGTGAGTATCGTGGAGAATATCGCCGCGATCAATACACGATGGATGGTGCTAGAAACTTAGGAGGTGGCGTAGACGCCGAGGGAAAGTCTGCGAAAGAAGTAGAGTGTTTGATCGCGGACGCTGGAGCACGATCGCAAGGTGCCATGGCAGGAACTAGTATTGCTGCTGGTGCTATTGCTCCCGCAGTTGTTGGAATTCCATATATAGGATGGTTGGCTGCTGGATGGGCAACCTTATTGGGTCAGAGAGTCGGTTCTGATCTTGGATCTAAAGTTGGATCCGCATTTAACGATTGCTGATATGAATCATGACAACAACACGCAGAAAGAAGAGCAGAGATGCTGAAGAAAAATTCTTTTTATATGTTTTCTTCTTTCATCTTTGGAGTGGATTTGTAGGATTATTTACTGATGGAGATTAAACCAATAAACATTCGGGGAACTTCTATCCCTGAGGTTAATATTTTTGACTCCAATGTCCCAGAAGTCTTCACAGGATACCCCATACCAGTCACGGTAAACATGGGATTTCCTGTGGTGGACATGCCTGGGTGTGTTGAAACACGAGAGACTGATGACCTTAGGGAGGTAGATCCACGAGGTAACATGGTGTTCTGTGATGGGCAAGTTCCGTCATTCAATCCACCCACATTTGAACCTAATCAGAAGTTACCTACCCAGCGTCCAGAGGTAGATACAAGGCAACCTAAAGCTCCCGAAGCACCCGATCTACCGATACCTAAAACTCCCGCTGCTACTGCTAAGGTGGACTGCCCCACACCAGCACAGCAGGCAAAGGAACCTGTCGGCACATACATTGAGGGGTTCAGAAAGAAAGTTACTGAGTACCAGTTGATTGGTAATCAGTGTATTCAGATCACAGAACCTGTGCCTATACCAGAGCAGATCATTGCTGGTCTTCCTAGTGCTGGATCTGTTGTAACTACTGGTGGTATTGCTGTAGTGGCAACAGCATCAGCACTTATGGCAAAACCGCTGGCAGATATCCTACTAAAGGTTATCAAACCAACGGTCAAGAAAGTAATGAAAAAGATTGCCAAGATCAGGGGGAAGGCTGATCCAGTCCTGTCTGTAGTGGAGCGCCGAGATCTTCAGCGCGAGAGGACTCAGGCGATTCGGGCACTGAAGAAGGTGCTGAAACCGAAGGGATAGAATGAACATGTTGTGGAATAACACCACCAGGATTTGTCACAACCACATCAGCACACACTTTATAATATGGAGACTTTGGGTGGAAGTAGATACCCTGCTTCATTAGATCACCACAGTTCTTTAGTCTGGCAATCTCAAAATCTAATCTCTTATTAGCAGTTGTTTGCTTCATCAGTTCGATGTTAGCAGCAGCTGCTTCTTTACATTGATCCTGTAGTTTCTTATCAAGAGGACGAGACCATGTAGCAGAGAAACCTACACCTAAGTTGTAGTTATCTTTTTGACCAGTCCTGGTAGGTACAGTATATAAAATATCGCCAGGATTATCTAGAGACCCATCTTCATTGAGATCCCTCATATCGTAGACAGGATCATTATAATATGGTTCCCAAGGTCTCTGTGCTGAAGCACTACCAGTTACATATGGGGTGAAGTTTAAGGTTGGTCCTTGGCACTGAATTCCACCACCGTAGGTGTTGGTGATGTAAGGACCTTGGAGGACTTGGATGGCTTGGTTGGTGACTGAACCAGAGGAATTAGCAACAGGAGCAGCAGTGGCGCTAACGCCGCCAACAGTCTCAGCAAGAACTCTTTGTGTGGGTAGGGTGGAAACGACACTTAAGATTACTGTGTAAAGATACTTGTGGTATCTGTGATTGATTTTACTTCCGTTTCTCTTTGAATGATTGTTTGATTGCTTAAACCAGGACCACGATAAGTTTCTGTGAATTGAAATGCCGCGCCTGGTGTTGATTGCGTGAAGTTTGGTTTGCTTGTTATTCCAGTCCATGATGATGTCACTCCATCTATAGTTACATTAGTTGCTCCTGTCCCTGGCGAAAGAGTGCCATTGACAGTGATTCCACTCCCAGATGCTGAATATTGATATCCAGTGTTATAGTCCATCGAGTTGATGGTCTCTGTAATTTTTTGTGTCGTCTCGGTATGTGATGTCATGGAGCCCTGTGTAAAGTTAGGGACTACAGGGACTGCCTGAGCAGCCCCATGTAAAGCACCAAGAATCAATCCGAGACCGATTGCTTCTCTTAAATTAGACATTATTATTTAACGGTAATTTCAGCAACGAATTGTCCTGTTGCTGAGGTGCCAGCACCACCAGCAGTTATCGACATTGTGCCAGCAGAATCGATAGTACCAGCGAGAGAACCAGCCACGCCACCAGCAGTGGTTGTGACACTTCCAAATGCGGGTAAGGTTCCAACCACACCGCTAGAAACGGTCGTTCCTGTTGGGATTGCGTCTCCTTGGTTGAAGGTTTCCGTGAAGGAAAAGGCACTACCTGCTGTTGTCTGGGTGTATGTCCCAGCGTTCATAGTTGCCGCATCAGTTGCCGAAGCAGGAGCAGTAAGACCCCCAAGAGTAGCAGATACATTAGAACCACTTACAGAATAGGATGAACCTAGACGAGTTGCCTGAGAAGCAGCAGCATCAACAGTCAACTGAACGCTAGTCGAATGTTTAGTAATAAGATCGGCATTTGCTGGTGCCGCCATCAGAACCATACCAAAAAGCAATGCTGCTTTTTTCATAAATTGAGATCTAAACACTATCTGTATTTAGTTAAATTAATGTTCCCTTAGCTCTACGGATCTCCCTAAGTTCTTCGAAGTTCTTTTGCTTGGTGCCACCATCGTATGCCCAAGCATACCCTTCTTCAATCATTTGTTCGTTGAGGGAGAGTTCTGATTCTCCGATATAGAGCCACCCGAGAAGACGCCCATATTTGCCCACACCACCATCAAGCTCAGTCCTGATAACAAGATCATCGTCGCCATTGATAGCACCTTCAAGCTTATCCTTAAGCCAGTTGGTGGCATCGTAACCCAACTCTTTCTCCTCAAGATTTCTAGTTCTTTTCTCTGGTGTATCAACTCCTGCTACTCTAATTCTTTCTTTTTTATATAGATCAAAACCAAGATCAAATGTCACATCAATTGTGTCACCATCAACTACTCTGTTGATCTCGACTACTCGGAAGGTGTAGCAACTCTTCCTGGGTGGTGGCGTCAGTGCTCCCATCTCGCATCTCCTTATGTGCTAATCGTAATATATAGACGACACAATATAGTGTGAATGCTAGTCCACAGGATAAAAGAATTATGACACTCCAGACTACTTCACCAGTCATATTCTTCATCCTCTTCATACAAAGGACATGGTTCTTCAAACAGAAGATCCATTCTTAGACTTTGAACTCTTTCTTGTAACTGTTCGTAGAAAATCTTTTTTTCTTCTTCGGTCATTGTTTAATGATTGTTTTCGTCAAGACCTAGCTCTTTCAAATAATCGATCCACCATTGGGGGTCCTTTATCATTTTCCACTGTGGAACCTCCAAACCTTTCTCGGAGTAATATTCAAATAGAGCATCATCGATAATCTGTTTTACTTCCATATTCCTCTTCCTTTTCATCAACGTCTGCATATGGATTCTCCACGAAGGGTCCTCGCTTTCGTAAAGGTTCTTTTCTGACATAATCCGTCTCAGCATTAACAGCATCCGCCCACACAGCAAGTTTCATCACAATGAAAATAATTGCTAGTGGTGTAAAACAACCGATTAAGATAATTGGATTCATTTGTGGCTCCTATGAAAAGGTTCCCAGTGCTCCCATCCATATTTATGGATTGCCCATATACCAGCGATAGGTACGGCAATTAGAGTTGTTGCCATGAACCCAAGAGTCCATGAATTCTCCATTACATATCTAACGAATAATCTCATTGATCTGATAGAATAGAAATTAGAAATAGAAAAACTCCAAACATACACATGAAGAAGAGTATTCCTAGTTGTACTGTGATCTCAGGTCCCATAGTCTCCTAAAGTAAATGTCTACTTCATTCAACCCTTCGAGTGGGGCTGGCATTGTTTGCTCTGCCCACCCAGCACAGAAATCAATCATCTCTGTGGTAACCTTTTCAACTCCAAACATTCTGGAGAATGATGATGTTGCGAAATGAAACCGCCGTCTAGTGTGCGGTGCCATTGCCCTTATAGTGTTCGGATTCATAGTAGTCTCCTTTCTTTGAACCAAAGTAAAGTGTAGCGACCACGAATGGAATAGCAACTATGATGAGTGCTTTCCCCAACAGATGTTCCATTATTTGTCCTTCAATAGGTTTTCTATTTGCCTGCGAGTATCTTCGGACTTTTTATTTTCACGCTCGCAATGTTTATACCCATGCTTGCCGTGATATATGAAATGTCCTTGGATAATCATAGTTACCCCAAAAAGGAATAGTGTTACTACTCCTAACCATTCTATAGTGTGATGTTGAGCCATGGAAATACAGGAGGTATAACTCCAATCAGTCTGAGGAGACCCTCAGCAAATAAAGCCAGGACAACCCACCCGACACACATACTGATGATAGAAGCATTGCGGTTGTGTTTGCGAATTGCGTCATCAATCATCTCCTGAACTCGTTCTTCAGTTAATCTTTCGGGTGGGTTTACACCTTTACCCCAGTCTTTAAACATTACATTAGTAGCGACTGTAGTGATCATATATATTCACTATCTATTCGTCAACGCAATTTTCTTCTGCGTAATATTTCAATTTGGTTATCAAATGCTCATATTCATCCCAGATGTATTCAGAACCAGTCTGGTCCTGGTAGCATTTACAGGCAACGATCAGTCGCGTGATGTCGGAGGAATGTAGTTTCATGGTGTTAAATCGAATGCCTTCTTATTATAGGTATTTATTTTGGGCTTGACAACCCCCCTGTCATGGTGTTAGCATATATACTCCGTGCCATCCCTTTGAACTATTTCTCAATCGTTGGTGGATGTCGAATTCTGTTATTTCTATGCTTAAAAAAATCCTGCCACTAGCTCTGGCAACTTCTATCCCTGCTGCTTGTGCCTATCCAAGCATCAGCGAGATCAAGAATCCTCCTGCCGTTGATGTAACTGTCAATGAGGAGCAAGCAGTTCCGATTGAAGTGGTAGAAAAAACTTGGAAGTGTCCTGGATGTAATTTCAATGAAAAATATGTCCTCGAAAAACTCCAAGAGAAAACCAGAATCTCAGATCGCAATGCTCTTGCTACGATCATGGGAAACATTAAATCAGAAAGTAACTTCACTCCCAATATTTGTGAGGGAGGTGCTAGAGTTCCTTACGATCGTTGCCTTCGCGGTGGTTACGGACTCATTCAGTGGACCTCTAAGAACCGTTATCTGGGGTTAGGTAAGTTTTCTAAGAAGTATGGTTATGATCCTTCTACACTTGAAGGTCAGACAGCATATATGATTAACGAGTATACTTTCCAGAAGTATCTTCCTGAATTTGAAGGTCCTGGTCAAACAGTTGACCAATATATGGTTGCTGCTTACTATTGGTTAGGATGGGGTATCAAAGGATACCGTCAACAATACGCATATGACTACACTAAAAAATTAATTTGGGCTTGACATGGACAATGATTGGCGCTACACTGATGAGCGAATGGAGTTAAGGCAAAAGGTCTACAACATTCTTCTTCAGAGGTTTGGTTCTCAACTTGACAAAAACGGAGAACCAGTGTATAGTATGAAGAGTATTACTGAGTGTGCTCATGACTGGGTATCACAAGGTAATATGAGGTCTGATGGAATTATTAAATACTATCAGGCATACTACGGGTAGGTGTCCGAGTGGTTAATGGAGGTGGACTGTAAATCCACTGGCTCTGCCTACGGGGGTTCAAATCCCTCCCTGCCCACCTTGTCTCAGTAGCTCAGTTGGATAGAGCAACTGCCTTCTAAGCAGTCGGTCGCTGGTTCGAGTCCAGCCTGGGACGCTTGACAATCTGTACTTTTCATGGTAAGATTGTCCCATGCCTCTCTAGCTCAGTGGTAGAGCACTCGCCTTGTAAGCGAGCGGTCATCGGTTCAAATCCGATGGGGGGCTTTAGGGAACTGAGGTTCTCTAAATACTACAAACGATAGTACAGATATGACACCAGAAGATAAACTTACGGCATTTAAGTTAGCAAAAGAACTCTTAACGGAGAACTATCATGCTCATTTGAATGAGTGTAGATTTCACCCAGTAATTTCTAGTGGTGTTACTGATGGTGTTAATGGTGATTATGAATGCCCACCTTATCCTACCTATGATGATGTGGTTGTAGTTTTTGATAAAATCTGTACTCTCTGTTCGTAGTAACATTCCTCTGTAGCTCAGCGGTAGAGCCATCGACTGTTAATCGATTGGTCCCAGGTTCGAATCCTGGCGGGGGAGCCTTGCTTGATTAGCTCAGCGGTAGAGCATCTCGTTTACACCGAGGCGGTCGGCGGTTCGATCCCGTCATCAAGCATATATAAAATAGAATAATTATTGTTATGACTAGAATTAGATGTAAGTCCTGTAATATACACTTGGAATCAACTCAAGTGAATAAAATTTTCGGATGCCACTGTCCCAACGAAACTTGTATTTCACTTGATCGTGATGGACAGGTGAGAATCACTGCTAATGATATGTCATTAGTTGAGATTGTTGAAGGTGGATACAAAAAACGTTTGACGAATCAGAAAAAGTATGATACACTTTTATCTGATGCTGATCTTCAGTGGCAGGAACAACGCAAGGAACGAAAAGTTTCTCGTAGACTTCTTGATTCAGTGGAGATTCGCTGACGGGGTGTGGCGCAGTTTGGTAGCGCGGATGCTTTGGGAGCATTAGGTCGCAGGTTCGAATCCTGTCACCCCGATTTACTTGACAAATGTGTTA